CACTCTTACATTGATTGATGGCACAAAGGTTACAGTACGTCCTCTAAAAATCTCTCTACTTCGTCCATTTATGAAGAAGTTTGAGGGTGTGGGAGCAGTGGCGGAAGATAACGGCAAGTCTATGGACATTCTTATGGAGTGTGTGCAGATTGCAATGAAACAGTACAAGCCAGAACTCTCAGAAGACGTAAAAAAACTAGAGGAGAATATTGATCTCCCAACTGTTTACAAGATCGTAGAAGCAGCATCAGGTATTAAACTTGCTGAAGTTTCAGACGTTCTTGGCGTAACTATGGCTGAATAATTAAAAGAGGTGTGAAACTAAATGGCTGATGTTAATGCTAATATTGACATTAATATTGATTCGTCTAATGCATTATCACAGTTAAAAGCATTACAACGTCAAATATCGCAGTTTCACACCTCAATAGCCAAATCAAGTGAGGCAGCAGCCCTTGCTCAAAAGGGTCTACAAAAAAATCTTTTAAATAGTATTAACTCTATTGGTGCGTTTAGTGCCGAAATGCGGACAGTTAAAACATCTGCAGAAGCATTTACTAATTCGCTAGAAACAAATAAATTTTCAATGCGTGAATACTTCCGCTATGCGGGAGCATCTACAAAAACATTTGGTCGTCTTTTTAAATCAGAGTTTGACACAATTGGCAGGGTAGCCGAAGAAAGAGTTAAGAGACTACAGACCCAATACATTAAGATGGGTCGTGATACCAATGGTGCAATGAAGGCAATGTCTATCATGCCTACACAGTTGGATATGGGGGATTACAATACCAAGATTCAGGTAGCAGCACAGAAACAAGCACTATTTAATCAATTAATGAAGCAAGGATCTACCAATCTATTAAACTTTGGTAAGAATACACAATGGGCTGGTCGTCAGTTAATGGTTGGTTTTACCTTGCCATTAATGCTTGTAGGCTCAACAGCAACAAAAACTTTTATGGAGATGGAAGCCCAGGCCCTTAGATTTAGAAAAGTTTATGGAGATTTATTTACACCACAACAAGAAACTAAAGAAGCACTAGCAAACATTACAGAACTAGGAAAACAGTTTACAAAATATGGTATTTCTGTTTCTCAGACAGTAGGTTTGGCAGCAGAGGCTGCAGCAGCAGGTTTTCAAGGTTTAGATTTACAGCGTCAAACAGCACAAGCAACACGTCTTTCTATTCTTGGTCAAGTTGAAAGTCAAAAGGCTCTTGAAACAACGATATCATTACAAAATGCTTTTGGTATGTCATCCGAAAAACTTGCAGAATCAATTGACTTTCTTAACGCAGTAGAAAACCAAACAGTCGTATCCCTTGACGATATTACTACAGCAATTCCAAAAGTAGCACCAGTTATTCAGCAATTAGGTGGAGATGTAAAAGATTTAACATTCTTCATGGCTGCTATGAAAGAAGGTGGAATTAATGCATCAGAAGGTGCAAACGCACTTAAGTCTGGTCTTGCAGCATTAATTAATCCAACTGGAAAAGCATCTGACATGCTTGCAGGGTTTGGTATTAATGCAACAGCAATTGTTGAAAAAAATAAAGGTGATTTAAAAGCAACAGTAATAGAATTTGCTAGCGCTCTAAATGCTTTAGATCCACTTTCTAGAGCCAGGGCAATTGAACAGTTATTTGGAAAGTTTCAGTTTGCTCGTTTGTCAGCGCTTTTTGCTAACGTAACAAAAGAGGGAAATCAGGCTTCTCGTGTTCTTGCCTTGGCAAATTCATCAGTAGAAGAATTAGCAACACTTTCCGAACAAGAATTAGGAATGACTGCAGATTCTGCAATGAATAAATTTAAAAAGAGTGTTGAAGACCTTAAGTTTGCCCTTGTTCCAGTCGGTGAGGCTTTCTTACAAGCACTTACACCAATCGTTGAATTTGTTGGTGGAATTCTTGAAAAGTTTGGCAATCTTTCAGACGGAACTAAAAAGTTAATTACATTATTAACAGTAGGGCTTGGTGCCGTTGGTCCTGTATTGCTTATGACGTTTGGTTTGCTTGCAAACGGTATTGCAAATATTATCAAACTATTTTTAACATTACGTGGAGGATATCAAAGATTAACTGGTCAGTCACAAATGCTAGGGGAACAAACCCAGTATATGACCATGGAGCAATTAGATGCAGCAGCAGCAGCACACTCACTTAATCAAACACACGCAAACTTAACACAAACATTTACTGCTGAAGTAGCCCAAATAAATAAACTTATAGCAGCATATAACTCAGCAGCAGGGGCAGCAAGAAACTTTTCAATGAATAATCCTGGAATGATGATGCCAGGACGAAGTGCTAAAAAGTTTGCGAGTGGTGTTGTTTCAGTACCAGGGCCAAAGGGAGCAGGCGATGTAGTTCCAGCAATGCTATCTCCAGGAGAAGCAGTTATTCCAACAGACATGGCAAAGAAGTATGCACCATTAATTAATGCAATGATTGCAAATAATATTCCTGGATATCAGGTTGGTAAAGGATTTAAGAATGCAACAATGTTTTTGCCAGAATCAATTAACACACTTATGGGTCAGTCAAGTGGAAAAGGAATTGCAACTGGAGATGTTTCTAAATATTTAGGTCAAGCAGGTGGATCATCAATGGCACCACTAGTTGCTGTCATTGCAAGAGAAATCAAGGTTGGTCTTAATAACCCTAAATTTAAACAAGAGTGGTCTACGATAGCAAGTCTTTTTGCACAAACTGCAACTGATGCATTAAATCAATCTGGAAAACAGTTTATTAAAGATGCAGATCTTGAAGAAATAGTTGTACCAGCACTTCGTGATGCAGCAAAGGGAATACAAATTGCTGGAAAAGATATTGATGTTGCACTTGAAAATGCTGTTAGTCAAATTAGAACAGTCGGTCCAGTAGGTGTAGGATCTGGATCTTTGGGCGGAATTGGAAGAACAACTTTTGCAGGATCATACAGAGGAGCAAGAACTGCAGCACAAAAATTTGCTTCAGAAGAAAATCCATCAGTATTCAAACAAACAGAGCGACTATCTCAGAGCAGAGGAAAAACTGTTAGGTCATTCCAAACATTAAATCCAATGCTAGATAAGTGGGAAGTTGCAACAATGTCCCACATCACAACATCAGTTACTGCAAGTGCAGAAGAATTAACAAAAAAGATGACTCCATATCTTGGAGATGTTGGAGAAAAAATAACCAAAGCAATTACAAAAAATATTTCAGATGGGGCAATTCAAGAAGCAAGAGCAGTACAACAGCCTTTTGCAAACTCACCACAGTTCCAGCCAAAAACAGATCTTAGAGGCGGTGGTTCCTATAGAGGAACAATTAGTAATTTTGCAACTCAAGAAACCATAAGAAAAAATCAAGAACACGCAAAACGTTTAGCAGATGCAGCAATTGCATCAACAGCACAAGCAGCAGGAACTCAATCACCATCCAGGAGAACTATTCCAATTGGAGAAGATATTGCTCGTGGTCTTGAAGTTGGAATGGCAAACAGGCAGGACGATGTTGCATTAGCAGGCTCTCAATTAGGTCAGGCTGCAACAGGTGGAACTGGCAGGGGATCTAGAAGGGCAGCATCTAGACCACAGGGCGCACCAGGTTTTATAGCGGGTAATGCACCTCAATCAGGAGTTAACTTAAACGATGTAGTAGCAAAAGCAAGAATGAACAGAGAAACACTTTTATCAATACAACAGCAAAAACGTATGGCAGCAATGAATCAAAGAATGGATAGACTAAATAGAGGTTTTATGTCTGGCACTTTTGCATTATCTGCCCTATCAGGTGTGGCTTCAATGGCTGGTGGAAATCTAGGAAAATTCTCTGAAATACTGTTTCAAATAACTGGACCACTTTTTGCTTTATCTTCTATCATTCAACTATTAACTGGAAACAAAATAGTTTCAATTATTTCTAAATTTAAAGGTGCTTTTGGACTTGCAAGTATTGGTTTGATAGTAGGTGTTGGAATTATAAAACTTGCTAATGATGCAAGAAAGAAAGAATTAGAGTATATCTATGGCCTTTCAAATGCAATGAAAACTACTACAGAGCAAGTTAAAACATTAGGTGATTTCTTTGGAGTAGTTCCTACAAAACTTCCATTTGAAAATAGGAATAGAGAAATTGTTGCAAAAGATACAAGAAGTGCAAGAGACAGACTAAGAGCAGATGAATCATTTAAAAAACAGTTTGCTCCAACAATTAAAACACTTTCTAAGTCTACAGCAGACGAAGCACAGTTAGCATTTACTTCATTAGCCCTTAATCTTAAGGCACAAGGTTTTGCCAGTGAACAGATTCAAACAATAGTTGATGCTCTTCGTGAAGAAGCAGGTAGGACAGATGTTAAGTTAGATGTTAAATCATTAAACTTTTCTGCAGAATCAATAAAAAGTTTACAAGGTCAAATTAAACCACTACTTGAAAATTTAGGGCAGCAAGTAATAAGTGGTGGCATAAAACAAGTTACGCAACAAAGTCGTGCTACAGGAGAACTTGTTACGTATACAGAATTTACAAATGATGCAAGAAAAGCATTAGAAGAACTTGGCACTTTTATTTCAGAAACCTCAAAATCTTCTGCTGGAATGTTTAGACTTGGAATTATTAGTGGAGAGCAGTTTGAAGCAAGTATCTATGGTGTATTAGAAACAATGAATGGTCTTGAGGAATCAGCAAAAAAGGTTGCACTAATAGAAATATTTAAAAAACTAGATGTTAATGCAGCCCCATTCTTAAAAAATCTTCAATCAGCAAAACAACAGATGATGTTGATTGCTCTACTAAGTTCTGGAGTATTAAATAAAGATAGTTCAATTTTTAAAGCACTATCATCAAAAGATGCAAAAACAAGAGGTAGAGGAATAAATGTATTAACAAGAGCATACAACGACCTTTTTGGTGCAATTGAAAAAGTTAATAAAGAAGATGCAAAAGGTGGCGCAGGTGGCGGTGCTGGTGGTAAAGGCAAACCAAATGCACTTCAAGAAAGAATTACAGCAATTCAAAATCAAACAAAAGCCTATATCATACTTCGTAATGCAAAAATTGATGAAGCAACCGCTACAGAATTATCAAATGACGCAGAGATAGCATCTTTAGTTATTGCAAGTAGCAAAAACAAATCATTAACACAAATTATTGAATTAATTAACAAATATAAAGCAGCAATAAAAGGACAGGCAGATGCTGAATTAAAATATATGGAAAAGCCAAATTTATTTAAAAAACAGTTAGAGCGATATCAGGCACAGGCAGATCTTAGAGATAAAATAATTGATATTCAGTTTGCACCTAAGATAAAAGCAGAAAATGATGCCTTAAAAACTCAAGAAAAGAATTTACAAAAAGTAAATGATGAAATTGAAAGAATTACAGATTCTCAAATTAAACCAATACAGGCCACAATTGATGCAAATAATTTTGCTCTTGAATCAATATCTTTACAAGAAGATGCAATTAATGAAAAATATAATACACAGATAGAGGCTTTAGATAAAATTGCAACCATTAATCAAGATATTTCAAATATTCAAAAACAAAGACTCTCTATCGCTGATGCACTTACTCGTGGAGACATATCTGCTGCTGCACAACTTGCTCAAGAGGCAAGGGCAGAAAATGCATCATCTGCCGTAACTGGACAAAAAGAGGCTTTAACAAATACCCGTGATGCTCAAATTAAAGCACTTGGACGAGTTGCAATTGAAAAACAAAACAAAGAACTTCAATTACAAATTAACACAATTGAAAAAGAATCGCTATTAACTTTGCAACAAAAGAAAGATACAATTGAAACTACAATTAATTCAATTAATAGAAATATTCAGGCATTAAATTCTGAAGTTGATGTACTAAAAAATGCTGCTTTGTATGCTGGAAAAACTAAAGAAGAAATTGATAGTCTTGCTAGACTTATTGAAGCAGCAGAAAAAGCAGGCATTCCGTTTAATGAATCACTTTTAACTCAGGCAGGATCTGCTGCAGCACTTGCTAAAGCATTAGGTGATGCGGTAACAAATCAAAAAAATCTAGCAAGTCTTTCAGGATTATCAGGAGGAACTGGATCAACAGCAACAGGTGCTGGAGGAAGTACAGTTACTGGAACTAAAGTTGTTGATGGAAGAACTGTTGTAACTAGTACGTCAGGTACGGGTACCCCATTTGGTCAGGCGGGATCAACAGGATCAACTGTTACAGTAAAATCTGGTAATACGTTAAGCGGAATTGCAGCAAAGGCAGGAGTAAAACTTGCAGATGTAATAAAAGCCAACCCACAAATTTCAAATCCAAATTTAATTAGACCAGGCCAAGTAATTAAGATACCAGGAAAAATGTATGGTGGTTCAATTTCAAAATACATGGCATTTGGCGGTAGGGCGATGGGATCCGATACCGTACCAACGATGCTAACTCCTGGAGAGTTTGTTATGAATAAAGCAGCATCGCAAGCATATGGACCACTACTTGAAAGAATAAATGAATCCAAATATCCTGGAATGCTTGGCGAAGGCGGTAAAACCCAAGTTCCAGTAAATAACATTTCAACATCTGTAAGCGATAACTCAACGGCAGTGTATAATTATAATTTAGGATTCAGTATTAATGGCTCTAATGGAAATGCTAAAGATATTGCCAATGCGGTAATGAGAGAAATTAAAAATGTTGATTCACAAAGAATTAGAGGACAGAGGCGATAATGGCTACTAGTGCTTATTTAACGGGTAGACGCAGGTATACCAGACCACAGGGTATCTTATGGTCAAACAACGCTGGAACCCTCTCTAATGGCCTATACGTGCCTACTGGTGTAGAGGTAGGGGCCTCCACAACAGAAACAGATCCAAACCTCTTAGACCAGTTTATTATTTTATCTGATCATAATAGAGGGGATATGCAATTTAATACCCAAAGAATTGAACAACGTCAAAGAACAATTAATGGTCGTATGCGTTCATATCATATTGCAGATAAACTAACTATGTCTGTATCTTGGAACATGCTGCCCTCAAGAGGGTATTCAGGATTGCCTAACTTTAACTCAACAACAGGAGTATCACCAAGTGAAGGATCTACAACAGAGTACACAGCAGATGGTGGTGCAGGTGGGGTAGAACTTCTTGATTGGTATGAGACACATCAAGGTCCATTTTTTATGTACCTTGCTTATGATAAATATACAAACCTAGAAGGACAAAATTATGAGTACTCTGGTTTGAACAGATATAATCAAATTATTGAAGTTTATTTTGCAGATTTTAATTATTCAGTCGTAAAACGTGGGGCAACAAATCACGATCTTTGGAACATATCGGCAACACTGGAAGAAGTTTAAATGTTTGAAAGTGCCGACCTAAAAAACCACTTTGAGACATCTGCAACAATACAGACAGAGTCATTGGTTCTGGCTGAGTGGAACATGAATATGCCAGATAATATATTTAAACTTGGCAATTACAGATATAGATCTCAAGAACAAAATTCTCAATTCTTAACACTACCCAATACATTTGATAGCGCAGATGCTGGACTATTTTATACTGGAGCAACAGATGCAGATGTTGTTGTTGATGGAGGGTTTGAAAATGATGGAACACCACAAACTTTTAAATCTATAAAAGAAAAAAATAAACTTTTATACTCATTAGAAGATTGCATAAAGCCATTTAGACCTAGATCTGGTATTAATAAAGCAGTTGCTTTTAAGGGTAAGTTCTTGTCAAACTCTGGCAGCGATCTTGCTAGAAGGCCAAGATATTACATGGCATCACGCTATGACCAATTTAAATATTTTACGTCTTTTAGAACTGAAAATGGTATTGAAAGAGGTATTGCTAAAACTATAGTTAATGGTAATTACTATATAGATGATACTGCCCCATTTGTAGTTTATAAAGAAAATGTACCAGCAAACAGGATCATTGTAAAAATGCAGACTAATGTTGGAGATATAAATCTAGGAGACTTTACTGATATTTCTAGAACTTTTGCTGATCCTTTTTTTGGTAACGCAAACAAAACAACCCCAACAAGATGGAAAGTTCAATATCTTGAAGAAAATAATTGGGTAGATGCTTATGTATTTAATGAAAATGATGTGCGTGAAGATGGATCTCCAGTTATTACTCATGACGGGTATGTTGAATTACAGTATAGATTGAAAAATATTCCAGATAATTTTAAGGACAGTTTTGTTTTTGCAGAAACTTTTTCTTCATCTACGCTACTACCAAACGAATCAATAAACGGATATGCGTATTTAGTTATTTCAAATGCAGGAAGTGTTGGAACTTATTATGTTTGGAACAGCACCACTGACACATATGACACATTTACTCCTGTTTATGGTTGGGTATTAGGAAGTGAGAAAATTGACAATAAGACAACATTTGTTACAGACTTAACAAATCCATCATCATTTCAAGAAACAACAAATGGGCAAACCATTTATAGAGAGTTTCAAAATATTCGTGGACTAAGAATCGTAGTAGAAAAAATGAATAAATTTGATTCTACTTTTGATTTAATTGAAATGTCTCCAAGATTAGTTGCTAATATATCTGATAAAACAATACAGTATAGTGTTAAAAAAATTCTTTCTGATCTTGGCACATCTGCTTTGCCAGTAGGACAATTACTTGCTTCAACTGGAAGCATATCTTTATTTGATGATGACCAAGCCTTTAATAGCAATAACACAACTAGCATAGTTAGTGATTATGTTGATAAAAATATTAAATTTAATTTTTATGAAAAAATATTAAATGTAAGTGGATTTGACTATTGGGTTCCAATTAAAACACTTTATTCTGATGGATTTCCACAAGCAACCGTTACTGCTGGTACATTAGAAATATCTTTAAGAGACTTTTATTTCTTTTTAGAATCTATGCCTGCACCTAGAATGTTGGTAACAGAGGTATCGCTTAGTTATGCAATTAGTTTAATTCTTGATTATATCGGGTTTAGCAATTATGCATTTTATAGAACAACAAACGAACCAGACCCAATCATTCCATATTTTTTTATTGCTCCAGATCAAACGGTAGCAGAAGTGTTAAATCAACTTGCAGTGTCTACACAAACAGCAATGTTTTTTGATGAATACAACAACTTTATTGTAATGAGCAAAAACTATATGCTTCCAGATATAGGTGATAGAACTTCCAGTATGACTCTATCTGGATCTAATAATCAATCTGTTAGCGGTATTATTGAAAACTTATCTTCTGGAACGCTTCCAAATATTATTTCAATTGCATCTGAAGATAAAAAAGTTTATAATAACGGAAAGATTAATTATACAACTAGGTATATTCAAAGATCATACGGGTCTATTCGTCAAGCAAGTATGATTGATATAGATAAAACTTGGATTTATAAACCAGCACTTTTATGGGAAGTATCTGGAACAGATTCAACCAAAACAATTAATGAGGTTGCGTCTAAACAGGGTAAGTATGTTTTAGGAGCAATGCCATTAAATTCTGACCTTACTATATCTCCACCAAGTGTTGTTAATCGTAAAATAGTAAACAATGTTTTTGATCTTGGAGAAAACGTTTATTGGCTTACAAGATATCAAGGATACTTTTATTCTAATGGAGAAGTTATTAGATATGATGCTGCACAGTTTAACGTTACCCTTGCAATTTGGTATCCAATATTATCAGACGGCATAAATTTAGATGAATCTAAACCAGAAATTGTTTTACCTGGGAGATTAGCACCAACAAGCGTTATTGATAATTTAGACAAAAGAGTTGCAAATGGAGAAATTACAGAAGCACAAAAGGGTGAACAAATCCAGGCATGGAGAGTTTCTCACAGACAGGGCAGTAGTAATGTATGGATTACAAATAATCAAGAGTATCAAAACTTTTTTAGATCTTTACCCTTTAATGGAAAAATATACCCGACTGGCTTAGTAAGAATTTATACAGTTCCATTTTACGAAGACGTTGATGGTGTTACTCGTTTACAAAATGGCGCAGTTTATGAGCATGGACGTGCTCAATTTGGAACAGTAATAACAAGTCATACTGCTGGAATAGACACCTATTGGTCAAATAATGCCTATGTTAGAGGCTGCGACATGGAAACTCAATATTTGTTTACAACTAATTTGCTTGAAGATATTTCTTTGCCAGCAACTGCAATTGGGGCAGCAGGAGTTAATAACTCTAAAGCACAACAGACATCAAGAGGCGGAACAATTAAAAACTTTATGTCTTCAAGTTATACAACAGAGACTCCAGTTAACTCAACTATATCTCCTAAAACTGGAACAATTCAGTCATCAGCGCTAGTAATGAATGGTCCAACTTTTGAAACAACTGAGACTCCAATTGATTTAGTTTCTTATGTTTACAAGGAATTAGATAATTCTTATAAACATTTTGGAACAAGAATGCGTATTATTGGAAAGATTGAAAATAATGAACGTCGTAGTCAAACGCCAAATGGAAGCACAACTTATTACCAGGTTGCTGGAGTTCAACCAGATCAAAACGTAAGTATTGGTGGTGGCTCAGGAGGTCTTGCAGTATTGCTTAATCCGACTACTAACAATGGATATTATTTTGAAATTGCTGCATTAACAGAAGATAATATAGAGTCGTATTTAAAATTAGATAAAAATAATAAATCACAAATTTCTATTAACAATGTTGTTTTTTATAAAATTAAAAAGGATGCGTCTAACAACAATGCAATTCCTGTAAAACTTTACGGTGGTCTAGCAAAAATTACAGTTGACGACGGCAGGTTTACGGGGCAGTACAGAATGGCTGGTGAAGAAAATCCAACGGTATATGATTTAGCCGTAGAGTATCAAGACATAGGAAAAATAAGAAGGTTCTATCTATATATTAACAACCAGTTGATTAAAGTTGTAGACGATCCAGACCCACTCCCAATATACAATAATATGGCCCCATTTGTTCGTGGTTCATCTAGAGTTATGTTTGAAAACATTTATGCTTTGTCACAAAACTATTCTCAAAATAGCGTTTTTACAGTTGGAGAAACTTTATCTTCTGCTTTTGGAGATAATGAAATAAGTGCTAGCGAATCTTTAAGAAAATATGCAATGAGCGGTATGGTTCAATCAACGTACTTATCTGGGATTAGTGCCCAGCAACCACCTAAGTACAATTTATATTTTGATGAATTTGGCTCAATAATGAGAGAATGTGCTTATTTTGATGTTAAATATGATCGTGCATATCCAGCACTTTACGCTAAACTATCACCAACATTTAATAATATTAAAGGCTATGTCTCATCTGGTTTTTATGCAGACTCTTATGGTGCTGAGTTTTTAATATTTAATGCTACAGATACAGCACTAAATCTTGATGAAACAAGCGGTAACTACCTAAGAATTCAAGGTGTTACATTTACACAAGACACTACACATGAGTTAACAGTTGACGAATACTTTAAAAAACGTAGCAATTTTTCTAACCCACTATTAACTGGACCTTCTCAAATTGTTTCTCCGCAAGTTGAAAAACAAAGGTTTGATGAAATTAAAAGAAGCAGAATGATTTATGGAAACAACGAGTTTACCTTGGACACTCCATATATACAGACCCAAGATGATGCAGAAAATTTAATGGGCTGGATGATAGACAAACTTATGGTTCCTAAAAAATCAATTGGTTTAAAAATATTTGCAACTCCAACAATTCAACTTGGAGATATAGTAACAATTAATTATAAAGATTCTAATAACTTAGATTTAGTTACTTCAACTAACTCTAGATTTATAGTTTATAATATTGAGTATGCAAGAAAAATAAATGGTCCAGATATGACTATTTATTTGGCGGAGGTGTAATGTGAGATATTCTGGACCCATAATTGACGGTGGAGGCTCTACTTCAAATAAAAGAGAGGATAGAACTCCTCCTAAAAAAGTTACCGTTACAACAAAAAAGGAGCCAGAATTTACTGGTCCCTCAAAGTACAGCCCCTGGGAACCTGGCGTTACTCCTCCTGTAAAAATTAAAACCCCCATAACTACTCCTTATAAACCATCAACATCAAACGGATTATTTGTTGGTCCAATTCCATTGGGAACTGTCCGTACAGAAACTGGATATGAAACTCCAAAACCTTATACTCCAGGAGATTTTAGAAAAGCAGAAGAAAAGTCTAACGAGCCATTTTATCAATCACAGCAACAAGAATCTATACTAGATTTTGGTGCAGGGTCATTTAGCCTTAAGGTAAGTGCAACGCCACCAACCCCAACCTTGCCAGCAACAGTCTTACCTCCACCACCACCAGTTAAAACTGCAACCCTGGATATTATATTATTTGATGAAGAATCTGTTCCCACAGACGGAATGTTTGATCAAATATTTGAAAATATTGGTGGTCAAGAATTAATTAGCATAACAAGGTCTGATATTGTTAATGGGCAAAAAATATCGTATCAGCCAATTAAAAACCTTTCAGCCATTCAACAAAGGTATAATCCAAGTAATATTCTTAGCCTACAACAAACCGCAGACAAATTTTTTGCTGGATTTTCAATTAAACTAGAAGACAAGACTCCACAAATTGGCAATGGGCCTAACGGAGAGAACGTATACCTTAACGCAACAGGAGACCTAATTATTGAGTTTATCAACATAAATGCTGATGAACAAATAGAAACACAGATTAGCGTAAGTGGTACAATATATGAAGCAGATCTTGGAGACTATACCTCATGATAACCAATACTGGTAAATCTATTATTGCAAAGTATTTACTTGGGCAGGCCCCTGCCTATGCCTCTTATATTGCTATTGGTTGTGGCGCTACCCCACTAGATACCGCCGATGAAATTGGCGATTATTCAACAAAAACAAATTTAGACTTTGAAATGTTTCGTGTTCCAATATCCTCTAGAGGTTTTGTCAATGAAGACGGTGTAGATAAAATTGTTTTAACAGCAGAATTACCAACAGAAGAAAGATATGAAATATCTGAAATTGGAATATATTCTGCAGGTTCCAACCCATCTGCTGGAGCATATGATAGCAAGACAGTATTTGCGTTTACACAAACAGAAAACTGGCAATATGTAACAACAGCAGCAGCAGTGGCAATTGACACAGAATCTGCTGCGCTAGATGCTCCAATCTATGACAATGTTATTGCTGTAACAGATCCAGTATTTCAAACAAGCGCAGACAATCCAATATTTTTTAAATCACCAAGAGTTGCAAGATATGAAAGACCAAGATTTTTAAATAATGTAATTATGATAAAAGGCAATGAGGCTGATCTTGATATTGAATCTGATAGTGGTCCAACACAAGATACTTTTGCAATTGGTGCGGGATCAAATTATATTAGATTAAGTGGTACAACAGTTGATTTTACAAAAAACTCTCCGACAGATGAACTAAGATTAGCATTCTCAATTATAAACAGAGATGGAACATATGGAGCGGGAACTCAACCAGAAAGAGCAAGAGTTTTAGTTTCATTTGAAAATACAAATGGAACAGAGTTTGCAAGACTTGAAGCAGAGGTTGCTGATGACAGCAGTGGTGGACAATATGATTTTGCTACAGAAAGATATTTTGTTGTAAAAAAACAACTTCAACAACTATACAGAACGTCTGGCTTTGATTGGAACGCTGTTTCTGTAGTTAAAGTATACGCATGCGTTATTGATGGAGTCAATCCGTCTGGTAATTATTATGTAGCCTTAGATGCTTTAAAACTAGAAAATGTTGCTACAGTAAATCCGCTCTACGGACTAACAGGATATTCAGTAATTCAAACTGCAGGCGCAGCAACAGTAGTTAAAAGTCCTAATACTAGCAACTATGTTGAATTTAGATTTTCAGTAGATCTTTCTAGCGGAAACAATTCATAATGGCTGACGCAGGAATTAAAAGAGTTATAATTAAAAAATCATCTTTACCAGCAGTAGATAATAACAAAGTTGGATACGTTTTTAGATATAGAGTTGTTTCTGAAGATAAAAACAGAACATCTCAATGGTCTCCAATAAATCTTGTGCTAGACAACTCAATTACTAGTGTTGCTGGAACTGTGCAGGCTTCATCCTCAGTTATTAGTGCAGTATGGGGAGATGAATTAAATAGACCAAAGTATGATGTTTTTGTTGGATTTGATGGGGCTACGGCAACCTATCATGGCACAACCCCAATACACTCATATCAATTTATTAAAACTGGAACCACAAATGTGCGTGTAATTATTCAAGTTGAATCGTCTGAAAAAATACTAAATGCCAATTTGCAAATATACAACTCTGGCTTAGTTTCTTTGGTATAATAAAATAGGAGGAATAAATGGCAAAAGTACCACTACCAGAAAGAGGGCAACCTCTTGATGTTACATATTTATATCAATTGATTGAGGCTGTAAACGACCTCTCTACAAATGTTGCCTCTAAGCAAACAAGTAAGACAATTATTGACACAGCAAGTGCGGGTAAGGCAGAGGTGCAAACTTCTAATACAAGAATAGTAGGCGGTTTGGTTGAAGTTGCAAATAACTCCACAGTTTCGGCGGGAAACGAAAGAACATTCACCTATGACTTTAAAGACTTTAAATATCCACCAATAGTATCAGCAACTCCAGTAAACACTGGACAAACACCAGCAGGACAAAACGTAAACATTGTTTTAAAGAGCGTTACAGAAACAAGAGTAGAGGGTGTTGTAAGGTTTGGCGCATCTGGAGATTTATCTCTGTCAGTACACTTAGTTATTGTTGGTATCCCAAATTAAAGATAATATTAATGATTCATTGTAAAAAATGCAAAGGTAGAACTTTTGTTGATAGACAGTATAGCAGTGCTCAGCACATAGAGACATCCTGTATGGTATGTGGTATGAGAAAGTTTTTTCATCCACCAACAGAAAGTGAAGAAGGAAGATGGTTACTAGCAAAGGAATTATCCAGAGCGAAATCTACAATAACGAAACTGTAATAAAAGGAAATAAAAAAATATGGTTTCTCAATGGAGATTTAGTAAGACTACATCACAGTTCAAGATCTACGGGAATGGTTTCTGTTTATAATATTACTAAAGATAGAATTGAAACTTGCTTAAGATCTGACTTTAGAAAAAATAGAGAACGTGCATATACTGTAACTGAGACTGCTAAATTAATTAATCGTCATAGAAAATATATGCCTAAATTAATGAAGACTGGAGTGATACCAAAACCAGTTGGAGCAAGGATAAACGGACAAAGAGGTTGGCAAATTAGGTCCTATTATTCAGAAAGCATGGTGAGGGACATACGTGCTATACTGGCTACTATACATATAGGACAACCAAGAAAAGATGGACTTATAACAAATAATATGACTCCTACAAGCCAAGAGTTGACACGGCGAATGGGGGACGGTATACTTACATATACAAAAACAGAAGATGGAAGATTTATTCCTGTTTGGGCAGAAAACATTTAATAATAGAAACGGTGGGGTAATGGAAAACGAAAATACAAAAGTATCAGTAGCACTTGGATATACACTTAATTTGGGTAACTTTCAGTCATTAAGGTTTGATTTTAACGTTACAGATAATGCACGAAATGGTGAAACAGTAGAACAGGCTTTTAGTCGTGTATATAAGTTTGTAGAAGATAAGTTAACGGAAAAAGTCAAAGAAGCCGAAACAGAGGCTGACAGTAGCAACTAATGGCTGAACGCAAAGACCGTATGGCTTTGCTAAGTAGATACAATAAGTTGCATCTACAAAGATATGAAGCCAAGAGCAACATGAATCTTAATGTTGAGCAATGGGCTGCAGATGCTCTTGTTGAGTCCTATGGAATTTCTCAGTGCTATGATTTATTAGATTATTATTTTAAAATAGCAGAAAATCCTACTTGGAATTATTTTGCATACAATGCAGAAAAAATTCTTAATGGTAAACTAGAAGTAGAACAAGACATTAAAGAACGAGAAGAGCGAAGAAAATTAGCAAGGAGGTGGATTAGTGAATAATACAGAAGCAAAGTTAATAACTGCAGTATTAAACGATAAACAAGTCCACGTATTACTTCAAGCAAATGTTGACAACCTTTTAAGAACTCATAACGATGTCTGGGATTTTATTAGACTATACTCAGAAAATAATCAATCAGTTCCACCAGTATCACTAGTTGTAGAAAAATTTAGAGACTTTGTACCAGTAGAAGGTGTTGGTGCAACAAAGCATCACCTTGAAGAATTACAAACCGAATATTTAAATGATAGTCTTAAAGACATCTTACGCAATGCAGCATCTGAAGTTCAAGGCGGTAATGGATCAAAGGCTCTTGAGCATATTATTACAAAAACATCAGAACTAAAAAAGAACACTGCTGCAATAAGAGATATTGAAGTTACAGACCTTGATTCTGCAGTTGCTTATTTTGAAAATGTAAAGAAAATGCAAGATCTAGGACAGGTTGGAATTAAAACTGGGCTACCAGGGTTTGATAATTATTTACCTTCTGGAATCATGCCAGGACAACTGGGAGTCTTTCTTGCATATCCAGGTATTGGAAAGTCTTGGTTGGCTCTGTACTTCGCTGTACAGGCCTGGAAACAGGGTCGTAGTCCACTCGTCATAAGTCTTGAAATGTCTGAAACAGAAGTTCGTAACCGTGTATTTGCAATTATGGGTGAGGGCTTGTGGTCGCATCGTAAACTTAGCAATGGCGAAGTAGAAATTGAAATGCTTAAAAAGTGGCATGCAGATAAATTACAAGGCAAGCCAGAGTTTCACATTATCTCTAATGATAACGGTGGAGATTTAACTCCTTCAGTTATACGTGGAAAGATTGACCAGTACAAGCCAGACTTTGTTGTTGTTGATTATTTGCAATTAATGTCACCAAATCAAAAAGCCGATAGCGAAACGGTACGTATGAAGAATCTTTCACGAGAACTTAAACTAATGTCTATTAGTGAAGAAGTTCCCATTATTGCTATTTCATCTGCTACACCAGATGATGTTAAAGATTTATCAACTCCGCCAACTTTAGGACAAACTGCTTGGTCAAGACAAATTGCTTACGATGCTGACTGGGTAATGGCTTTAGGTCGTGCCACGAATAGTGATATTATTGAATGTGTATTTAGAAAAAATAGAAATGGTTTTATGGGGGACTTTTTAGTTCAAGTAGATTTTGATAGAGGATATTATCGTTACAAGGATTATGAGGATAAAAATGGTTAAAGATTCTTATACTGCAGAACAGGTTAATCGTGTGCTAACTGGTGCGGGCATTGATATTGAGGCTGAGTATGGAACAGACTATATTATCTTTTGTCCGTATCATAACAACAACAGAACCCCTGCTGGAGAAGTATCAAAAGAGCATGGATTGTTTTTTTGCTTTGGATGTCAAACCACAAAAACTCTTGTTGAGTTTGTAATGTATATATCTAACAGAACCTACTTTGAGGCAATAAGATATATTAAAAGTAAAGAGCAAGAAAGTAGCATTGAAACATCAGTCAACAAAGCCTTAATAGATAAGCCAGAGTTTGTTCAGTATGACGAACTATTAATTAAAAGATTAAATAATAATGCATTAGAGTCTCCAAGAGCAATTCGGTATTATGAAGGTAGAAAAATAACTAAAGACTCAATAATAAAATTTAATCTTGGTTATTCAGAAAAACAAGATTCCGTAACAATTCCAGTACATTCTCCAGACGGCATTTGTATTGGATTTGTTGCTAGAACAGTTGAAGGCAAAGAATTTAAAAATACACCTGGTCTACCAAAAGGTAAGACATTGTTTAATTTACACAGAATAAAGACTTCAAGTATTGTCTATGTAGTAGAGTCTTCATTTGATGCAATTAGACTAGATCAAGTAGGATTCCCTGCGGTTGCTACGCTAGGGGCTAATGTTTCTGCAGCACAAATAAAACTATTAGAAAAGTATTTTAATAGTATTGTTTTAATTGCAGATAACGATGATGCAGGAATAATAATGAGAGATAAGTTAATTCAAAGACTTGGACCTGTTGTTACTTCTGTGTACGTAGATAAAAAATATAAAGATATAGGTGACATGGATGATGATGCAATTAAAAAGTTGGAGTTCCAGTTTGACAATTCCATCACTAGTATGTTAAAATAGAAAGAGTGATTATGAAAAACAAAACAAAAAAGAAGCGCATGGAATGGATCGTTGCTTTAAAAACAATGGGTCATAAAAAGTATTGGACAAAAGCCAATACTGTTGAGTTTTTTGCATTTGTTGCAAAGGGCGCAATTATTATTCCAGGGCTTTTATTTGATATTAGCATATGGTGGTTTTATATCTTTGCTTTAATATCAAGTTTGGGTTTAATATGGTCATCAACAGTAAAAACTATACCAACTCTAATATGGTTTAATATATTATGGAGCATTCTTGCTATTATATTTATTTTAAAACATTTTGGACTAGTACTATAAAAAATAAAAACAAGGAGAAAAATAATATGACTATTGTAAAGGGACTAAAGAACATTAATGCCCTAGTTGACAAGCCAAAGTATGATGAAAACTCTCCAAAGGTAAGATGGTTAAAACTTGCCGATGGACAATCCGCAAAAATTAGATTCGTTGAAGAACTTGACGAAGACTCTGCAAATTATAACGCAGAACGTGGTTTAGCACTTGTTGTTAAAGAACACACAAATCCAAAAGACTACAAGCGCAAGGCTGTAGATACCATGGAATCAGAAGGCCGTGACTGGGCTGAAGAAATGCATCGCAAGGATCCAAAGGCTGGCTGGAGAGCACGTCTTCGTTTTTATTGCAACGTACTTGTAGATGATGGAATTGAAGAGCCATATGTGGCTATTTGGTCAATGGGCGTAAGCAAGCAATCTGCATTTAATACTATTCGTGAATACGCACTGGAAACGGGCAGTATTTCAAATCTTACATGGAAAGTGAAGCGTAATGGTCAGGGAACTGAAACAAGTTACACACTTATTCCATCTGCACCAGACAAAGAGCCTTTTGACTGGACAACACAAAAGCCATATGCTCTTGAGTTAGCATTAAAGAAAATTCCTTATGCTGAACAAGAAGCATTCTATTTGGGGTTTGACACTCCATCCGTAACTTCATCAACCAACACAGATTGGTAATATGAATTACGTAGGCTTACATGTTCATACTCACTACTCCCTATTTGACGGCATAGCAACTCCACAAGAGTATGTAGACCGTGCTAGCAAGTTGGGTATGAACGCTCTTGCAATTACAGATCACGGTTCACTTTCTGGTCACAGAGAGTTTTACCGTTCTGCAAAAGAAAAGGGTATTAAGCCAATACTTGGTCTAGAAGGATATATGTGTGCAGACATATCAGATAAAAGAGATAAGTCTGAAAGAACAGGTCAACAAGATCTTGTTTATAATCATATTATCCTTCTAGCCAAGAACCAAAAAGGTTTAGAAAATCTTAACAAGATTAGTGAAATAGCATGGACAGATGGATTTTTTAAAAAGCCAAGGTTTGATTTTGAAATTCTTCAAAAATATAAAGAAGGAATAATCGTAACGTCTGCTTGTCCTAGCAGCGTTATCGTTAAAGCATTAGAAGATCAGGAATTTGCACTTGCTAAAAAACACATTGGGTGGTTTAAAGATAACTTTGGTAGCGACTACTACATTGAGGTTATGCCACATAACACACCAGAAATAAATAAATACCTTATTGATCTTGCCGATGAGTTTAATATTAGAGTCGTAGTTACGCCAGATTGTCATCACTCTGATGAATCACAAAAGCATATTCAAGAGTTTAAACTTTTAATGAATACTCACGCTAAGGTACAAAAAGATACCACATACGCAAAATCTAAAAAAATTGATTCTATGATGGAACGCCTTGACTATCTTTATGGAGAAGATCGTCAGATAACATTTAACAAATTTGACATTCACTTACTTTCTTATGAAGAAATTAAAGCAGCAATGGAAAAACAGGGTATTGACAGAGAAGATATATACTCAAACACACTATTGCTAGCAGAGACAGTAGAAGACTATGACATTAAAGATGGTCTTGATTTACTTCCAGTCCAGTATAAAAATCCAGACCAAGAATTAGCAAACCTAGCCTTTGCTGCTCTAGAAGAAAAAAGATTAAACTCTAACTGGCTTGGTAATGACATTTACGAACAAAGGCTTGATGAAGAGTTATTTATTATTAAAGATAAAAAGTTTGCACCATATTTCTTAGTAGTTCAAAATATGATTTCTTGGGCAAAGAAAGAAGGAATATTAGTTGGTCCAGGACGTGGATCTTCTGCTGGCTCTTTGGTTTGTTATCTTCTAGGAATTACTGATATTGATCCAATAGAACATGGACTTTTGTTTTTCCGTTTTATTAATCCAGAACGCAATGACTTCCCTGATATTGATACAGATATTCAAGATACTCGTCGTGATGAAGTAAAAGATTATCTAGTTAGACAGTATAGGCACGTCGCATCTATTGCAACATTCCTTCAATTTAAAGATAAGGGTGTTGTGCGAGATGTTGCAAGAGTCTTAGATATTCCACTTACAGATGTTAACAAGGTTTTAAAACTTGTTGATACTTGGGATGAATATTGCACATCTAAAACTACACTATCGTTTAGAGAAAAATATCCAGAGGTAGAGATTTATGGAGAACAGTTACGTGGTCGTATTAGAGGTACTGGCATTCATGCTGCTGGTGTGGTTACTAGTAAGAATCCAATATTTAGGTATGCGCCATTGGAGACTCGCTCTTCTCCTGGATCCGATGATCGCATTCCTGTGGTTGGTGTTGATATGGAAGAGGCTGAAAAAATTGGTCTTATTAAAATTGACGCATTAGGTCTTAAAACTTTAAGTGTAGTTAAAGACTGTATTGATATGATTAAAACAAATCATTATAAAGATATTGACCTTTTATCTATTGACATGGCAGATCCAAAGGTATATGAAATGCTTTCAGACGGACACACAAAAGGTGTATTTCAGTGTGAAGCAACTCCATACACAAACCTTTTAATAAAAATGGGAGTAAAAAACTTTAATGAGTTAGCAGCATCAAATGCTTTAGTTCGTCCAGGTGCTATGAATACTATTGGTAAAGACTATATTGCTCGTAAGCATGGTAAGCAAAATGTTTCCTATACCCACCAAATTATGAAAGAGTTCACAGATGATACATATGGGTGTATCCTATATCAAGAGCAGGTTATGCAGGCTTGTGTTTATCTTGGTGGAATGACAATGGCAGAGGCTGACAAGGTTCGTAAGATTATTGGAAAGAAAAAAGATGCAAAAGAGTTCAATATATTTCAAGATAGGTTTGTTGCTGGGGCGAGTAAGTACATATCTCCTAATAAAGCCTTGGAACTTTGGCACGACTTTGAAGAGCATGCGGGATACTCGTTTAACAAGAGCCACGCAGTTGCTTACTCTACTCTCTCGTATTGGACGGCGTGGTTAAAGTATTACTATCCTCTTGAATTTATGTTTGCCCTTCTCAAAAATGAAAAAGATAAAGATGGTAGAACAGAGTATCTAATTGAAGCAAAGCGTATGGGTATATCAGTTAAATTGCCACATATTAATGATTCAGATTTAGATTTTAAAATTGAGGGCAAGGGAATTCGTTTTGGATTAACTGGTATTAAGTTTATTTCAAATAACATTGCACAAAAATATATTGATGCAAGACCATTTAATAGTTATAAACAACTTGAGGAGTTTACGTTTACAAAAGGTAATGGAGTAAACAGTAGAGCCTTAAATGCACTAAGGTTAACTGGTGCTGCAACATTCTCTGATAATCCACGTAATGATGAAGATATTAAAGAAAATCTTTACGAATATTTAAATCTTCCAGAGTTTAATATTTCTATTCCATCTCACTATTATGCATTTATTCAATCAATTGAAGATTTTGAAGAAAAGGGATCTTTTATTTTAATGGGTATGGTTAAAGCAATTAAACGAGGAAAGGGTTGGTCACGAGTTGAAATTCTGGACAAAACTGGTAGTGTTGGCATATTTGATGAAGAGTCAACAACTATTGAAACGGGTCGTACTTACTTGGTTCTTGCTAATGATAACAGGATTGTTTCTGCAATTCCTGTTGATGAAATAAAAGGATCAACAAATGCACTTGTTAAGTTTTTGGGTTATAAGCAATTGCCTTATACAGAGGATGAAATGTTCGTTGTTTCATTTAAATCAAGAATAACGAAGGCTGGAAAGAAAATGGCTTCTTTAACCTTGGCAGATACTTCAAGAGATTTGCACTCCGTGACAGTATTTCCTACTGCATTTCCAAAAGCATACATGCACATTGAAGAAGGCAAGTCGTATAAATTTAGTTTTGGTAAAACCAAAGATGGCACGGTAATTATGGAGGATGTAAATGTCAGTTAATATACAAGATGTACTATCACAGTTAGACCCAAGAATTAGAAAACGTCTTGGTACAGGAGAAGGAATTAACTTTGAGTATCAGCCAACTCCAAGTTTTGGATTAAACCGTGCACTAGGCGGTGGACTGCCATACGGTAGACAAGTACTTGTATGGGGAAGTAAATCATCGGCTAAGTCATCTATGTGTTTACAAATGATTGCTTTAGCGCAAGCAGAAGGCAAGGTTTGTGCATGGATTGATTCTGAAATGTCATATTCAGAAGACTGGGCTAAACAAATGGGGGTAGATCCAACGAAATTAATTTATTCTCAAGCACGTACTATTAGCGACATGGTAGATGTTGGTGTTGGACTTATAAATGCTGGAGTTGATCTTATTGTTATTGATTCAATTACATCAATGCTTCCTGCAATATATTTTGAAAAAGATTCAGACGAAATGAAGGCACTTGAAAATACAAAACAAATTGGTGCAGAGTCTAGAGACTTTAGCAATGCTTGGAAAATGCTTAATTATGCTAACAACAAAGTAAAACCAACACTGCTTGTTCTTATTTCACAATCAAGAAATAATATTAATGCAATGTACACAAGTCAGCAGCCTTCTGGTGGTCAGGCTACTAAGTTTTACTCATCTTGTGTTATTAAGTTGTTTTCTTCTGAGTCAGAAAATCAAGCAATTAAAGGAAAGATTAAGGTGGGAGATAAACTAATTGAAGAAAAAATTGGTAGAAAAATTCGTTGGGAACTCCAATTCTCTAAAACCTCTCCAGGGTTTCAATCTGGTGAGTATGATTTTTATTTTAGAGGTGACAATATTGGTATTGATGCAATAGGAGATTTAGTTGATACCGCAGAATCAGTGGGACTGGTTAATAGAACTGGTGCATGGTATCAGTTAGACGACGGTACAAAGGTGCAGGGTCGTGATGGTTTTATTGCTCGTGTTAAAGAAGACCTAGATTTACAGGAACAACTTAAGAAAAAAATAATTGATGCCTGAGCAAAATTTTACTGTATATCCTGGAAAATGGCCATGCAAAACTTGCCAAGAAGTTGTAACATCTTTAAGGTATTGGCCAGAAACTGGAAATGCAACATGGATGTGTACACAAAAACATATCTCAAAAGTTAATCTACTGCCTCCAACAAAGAAAGATTATGAGCGAAAACAAAGAAAAGAGATTATTTAAAATGAATAATGAAATTGATACAGGATTTTACAATTTTGTAGATAAAAATATTTATGGACAAAGTTTAATTCATTTAATTAATTTATATTTACCTAAAAATTCTACTATTGTAGAAGTAGGGACTGGTGCTGGTACAACAGTATGTATGCTTGCTCAGCACTGCCCCAATATTAAAAAAATATATACAGTAGATCCGTATATACCTTATACTACAACATGGGTAGAAAATAATGATCATTTTGGTAAAAAAGAAGTTGATAATTTAAAAATTCTTGCAAAACATAATATTAAATTTAGTGGATTTCAAGAAAAAATAGAGTTAATAAATTTAAAATCTGACCTAGCCTTATCAATGTTTGATAAAGAATCCATAGATTTACTTTTTTATGATGCAACACAAAGTTTAGAAATAACACATAAAGATATTAGTAATTGGTATAAAAAAATAAAAACAGATGGAATTATTTCTGGCCACTGTTGGAATATTTTACAAGATGCAATTTTAAATTTTAAAAAAAATGTAGATCAAGATATTATTATAAGTGTTTATGATGATGTTTGGGCATGGATAAAAAAATGACAGAAAAAAATGAATCAAAAAGAATAGGCGCTAAGCAACATAAAAATTCTGGTAGAAATACACAGAAAGGTGATGCTACTTGGAGAGGATTTGTTGTTGACTTTAAAGAAGCCAGCAAATCTTTTACATTAAATAAAGATGTATGGGCAAAGGCTGTTACTGACTCTATTCAGGCAGGTAGAGATAAGTCTCCAGCAATTGTTGTAATTCTTGGAAAAGGCAATACAAAGGTACGACTTGCTATAATTGAAATGAACATGCTAGAGCAATTAACAGAAGAGGAATATAATGTCTGAAACAGGCACACAGAAAACAACACTTGACATGGTAAATGGTTTAACAGAAATTGCAGATTATATGCAAGATGAAGAGTTAACCGTTGCATTAACTATGATTGCAAAGATTATCATAAAGCCAGATATTCCCCTACAGGCTGCTAGTCTTGAAATCGTAAGGCTACAGGCTATTGCAGCAAAGATGTCTTTTAAAGCCACTTGGATGGCTAATGTTGACAAATCTGACAGGGCAAAGAAAAATATATACTTTACAGCAGCACAAGCAATAAACGATTTGGTCTCAGCGCTTAAATACATAATGCGCTAACCTGCTATAATTAATATAAACAAGGGATGAAACATGGCTAAAAACTTACTAAAACAGATTATGATTAAAGATACCAAAAAGAAGAACAGAAATAGCGAAGAAGATGAAAGTCTTGTTGAAGGCTTAGACACTGCTATAAACGCTGGCTATCTTACTAAAACAAAACCAAAGTTTACCAAGAAAAATAATTTTTCTGCATCTGGTTTAACTTATGGCGCAGGTGAGTGTCCAAGATATTGGCATTTAGCGTTTGACGGTCAAATACATTATGATAATTCAGATGCTATTGGCGTAGCAAATAGGACACAGGGAACTTTAGGACATGGAAGAATACAAGATGCAATAGAGGCTTCTGGGTTACTTGCACAAGATTTAGAGTTTGACCCAATACCAAGAAAATATAGCAAGCAAACTCATCCAGCAATGGAGTTTAGAGTTAAAACTGATGATCCACCTTTTGACGGGTATGGGGATGTCATGATTGACTATAAAGGTGAAAGACTTGTTGGTGAAATTAAAACAATAAGAAACGATGACTTTGAGCATAAAAAATTAAGTAGAAAACCTAAAATGGCTCACTTAATGCAATTATTAATGTATATGAAGGTTTGGAAAATTCGTAAGGGTGTAATGATTTACGAAAATAAAAACAATCACGAACTACTTACTTTACCTGTTGTAGTAAATGATCAATACCGTGCCTGGGTAGATGAAACATTTGACTGGATGAAAGTAGTTTACAAAAATTGGCAAGACAAACAACTACCAGAAATTCCTTATCGCTCAAATTCAAAAATTTGTAAGGTTTGTCCTATTCAAAAAGCATGTGCTGAAGCAGGAGACGGAACAATTAAGATTAAACCTATGAAATTATTAAAGGACGAGAAAGATGAATAAATGTGAAACTATGTGAAAGGTGCGAGACCCAGTTTACACCAAAAGTAAGTTATCAAATTTATTGTGGAGATATTTGTAGAGAAGAAGCCACCAAAATAAAGATAGCCGAAAGGTATCAAATAACTCGTAGACAAAGAAGAATAGGCAAGAAAAGACTTTGTATTGGCGGTTGTAAAGAACAACTTTCAATATACAATGACTCTGGGTTTTGTTCTAATTGCAATATAAATAAAAAAGAAGTAGACAAGATGCTAAAACAACTAAAAGGATTTTTTGACTATGAACAAAAATGACCCAAAAACAATTTGTGCGATTGATGCAAGCACTAATAGTCTTGCTTTTGCTATTTTTAATGATAACAATCTAGGTAGTATTGGTAAAATTAATTTTAATGGAAAAACAAATTATGAAAAAGTAATGGACGCCTGTTCTAAGACAAGGGCATTCTTTGAACATTTTGGTGGATTTGAAGCAATTATAATTGAACATACTGTATTTATGAACAGCCCTAAAACTGCTGCAGATCTAGCATTAGTTCAGGGTGCACTATTAGGTGCTGCTGGATTAACTGGAACAAAAGTTATAGGGACTGTATCACCAATAACCTGGCAAAATTATTTAGGAAATAAAAAACTAACAAAAGAAGAACAGTTGACGATTAGATCAAAAAACCCTGGAAAATCAGTTTCTTGGTATAAAACATACGAACGGCAAATAAGAAAAGAAAGGACCATAAAACTAATTGAAATCAACTATGATAGAATTATTAACGACAATGACGTTGCTGATGCTTGTGGTATCGGCCATTGGGCTATTAATAACTGGGATAAAGCAATAGGAGTAAATAAATAATGAAAAACGTAAAAAGTTTGACAGTTGTTGGCGGTGGAACTGCTGGTTTAATTTCTGCACTTATTTTAAAAAATCGTAGTAACTTAAAAGTAAATTTAATTTATTCTTCAAACATTGGAATTGTTGGTGTAGGAGAAGGATCAACCGAACATTTTAAAGAATTTATGAACTTTGTTGGAATTAAAGATAGTGAAATTATTCTAGAGTGCGATGCAACATTTAAAATAGGTGTTATGTTTGACAATTGGATAAAAGATAAAAAATATTTGCATTCTGTTTATCATCCATACGCATCAAAGTCTGGACAATATCTTAACGTATATGGAAAACAAATACCTGAAAATTTAAATCTTTATTCAGAAAGTATTGTAAATAATTTAGTTCCTCCAAGTGCAATAAGTATAGACTCTTCGGCACCAACAAATCAGTATCATTTTAATACTTTTAAATTAAATGATTTTTTAAAAAAGAAAGCCATTGCAATAGGCATTAATGTTGTTGATGATGATATAGTTGAAGTTGAACTAGACGAAACAGGTTTTATTGATTTTATAGTTGGAGAAAAATCAAAATATAAAAGTGATTTTTATATAGATGCAACAGGATTTAATAGAATTTTAATGAATAAATTAGACGTTAAATGGAAATCTTTTAGCAAATATTTAAAATTAAATTCTGCAATTACATTTCCAACAGGAGATGAAGACAATTACAATTATTGGACACTGGCAAAAGCAATGAATGCAGGCTGGAGATTTAAGATACCAACTTGGGGCCGTCACGGAAATGGATACATATACGACAAAAACTTTATAACTGCTGACGAAGCAAAATTAGAGGTAGAAAAAGAACTTGGATATGAAGTAGAGATTGGAAAAACTTTTGAATTTGATCCTGGCGCTTTAGAAAATGTCTGGAGTAAAAACTGTGTTGCAATGGGATTAAGCGGATGTTTTTTTGAACCACTAGAAGCAACTTCAATTGGATTAACAATTCAACAAAGTTTTTTGTTAATGCATAAAATTCAAAACTATGATGAAAAAGTTATAAAAGATTATAATAAATCATTTGAAAAAATAACAGAAAATATTAGAGACTTTATTGTGTTGCATTATTTAACAAAAAGAAATGACACTGAATTTTGGAAAAATATTTTAAGTGTAGAAATTCCAGAGTCTTTAAAATGTAATTTAGAAAAATGGAAAACAAAACTACCAGTTGCTGAAGATTTTATTGATCATTCTACCTACTCTATGTTTTCTGCAGCCAACTTTGCTGTTGTTATGGCTGGTCTTAATTTATTTGATAATGATGCAATTTTACAAGAATATAATTTTTTATCAGATAATCTAAAAAGATATACAGAAAACATAACCGCTTCTGCTTGGCTTGAAAATGAAGTAACAAAATCAATAGAACATAAAAAAATAATTCAAATTATTAGAGATATAAACTAAATATGCCAGAGTTAAACGCAAATATACCACCAATAAACTGCTATGTAAGGGGAAATTATTTAAGAAACCATCAAGACAGTCACGATAAATATTTTGAATGTGTTGTGTTTGGTGTTTCAAGTATTAAATCAAGAAGCCCATTATTTCATATTATGATGGAAGATGGGGGCTTATGGTGGAGACTTCCGATATCTGCATTTTGTACAAAACCAGGAGTTCCAGAAATTGACTTGCATAATCTAGTATTGTGGAATTCATTTAGTCATCACGTTTCTGTAACTAAATTTGAAAACTTGACCAATCTTAGAATGTCATATATTGATAGAACTAAAACTTTTATTAAAGGTACATATTTATTTACCCTTGATTGGCACAACCCTGATACAAATGTGTTAGATGATGGCTACTCAGAAAGCCCAGCAGATCATAAATGTGGGCACGTTATACAACGAGATGACGGTAACTTTGCTATACAACCAAACAACAGAGTTAGAGTTTATGAACCATCTTTTACGCTCAAAAAAGAATACGTCATTGATAGAATAATTAATGAAAGAAAATACGATGTAGAAAATCAAGATAAATGGATTTTAGAAGATTCTGATAGGTTTAATTATGATATTAATGAGAAAAGTTGACGAATAACCTTATGAGTGGTAAACTATATACAAGCGAGATTTGGCTCCGTAAGAGATATCTTATAGATAAAAAATCTCCACAAGACATTGCAAAAGAATGCGGGACTAGTGTAGAAACTGTTTATGTATATCTTGCAAAATTTAAACTAAGGAGATCAAAGCGATGAAAGAACAACCACTCTATACCACTGGCGGTATAATTTTAGATTACGATTATTTTAAAATAGCATCAATAATGACAATTTTAAGAGCAAAAGGTTTATATCAAAATAAGCCAATGCTGTCTTTACCATTTTTAGATTGGTTTGAATCTTATGATTTTAGTGACTTTGATTTAATTGAATTTGGTTCGGGACACTCAACAAATTATTTTGCTGAAAAAGTAGAGAATGTTATTTCATTTGAAAGTGATATAAATTTTTATAATAATTTTAAATCAGGACTACATGAAAACGTTGACTATAGATTTATTCAAAAATATGATTTAGAAAATAAAACTCCAGATATAGAAATTAACGACAAAACAATTGTTTTTGTTGATTGTGCTTCTAACAGACTTCTATTAACTAAAAATATTTTTGAAATTGAATCTCCTAATATTTTAATATTAGATAATAGCAATGACTATAAAAATACATGTAAGTTTATGTACAACAAAGGTTATTTAGAAATTCCATTCTGGGGATTAAGATTTAATGAAGTTGAAGAATCATGTACATCAGTTTTTATTAAAAATGGTTTTAATATGATAGAAAAAAATTATGATTATTTTTCTGTTGGTTCTACTGTAAAGCAAGATAATTCTTGGGATATAGATTCAGAATAATTAAGTTTTAAAAATAGATAGAGGTATTAAAATTAAACTAAATGCAGTATTTAAAGATGTTAAAGATTTTAATTGTAACGATCTTTATCTTAAGTCCGTTGGAGCGCCTTCTGGCAATTCAATTTGGAAGACGTGTCACTCTATAGCACAAATGCTTATAGAAAAAAATATAGCCTACGGAGATTCTGCTCTTGATCCTGTAAGAATTTTTAGTAAATCAGATCCAGCAGAACAACTTAAGGTTAGAATTGATGACAAGTTAAGTCGTTTAATGAAAGGCACAGACTACCCTGGAGATAATGACATTGATGATTTAATAGGATATTTAGTTTTACTAAAAATAGCAAAGGAAAAACATGTCAACTGAATCAGAATTAATTGAGCATCTTGATGAAGTTAATAAGGTAGTTACAGAATACCTTAAAGGGCAAGATCCAACAAAAATTTCTAAAGAGTTAGATATTCCACGTACTCGTGTTGTTTCATTAATTAATGAGTGGAAGGTTATGGCATCTGCAAATGATGCAATTCGTGCACGGGCTAAAGAAGCCCTTGCGGGTGCTGATACTCATTATAGTAAACTAATTACGAAGGCTTATGAAGTTATTGATGAATCAAGTTTAACTAATAATCTTAGTGCAAAAACTCAGGCAATTAAGTTAGTTATGGATATTGAAAAATCTAGAATTGAAATGTTACAAAAAGCAGGGCTTTTAGAAAACAAAGAACTTGCAGAAGAAATGGTTGAAATTGAAAGGCGACAAGAGGTTCTTGTTGAAATCTTAAGAGACATTGCTTCAACTCATCCAGAAGTTCGTGATTTAATTATGAAGCGTCTTTCTCAAATTGCTAAAGAGGGAGAGGTAATTACTATTGTCCAAGATGTTTAATGATTTCTTAGAAGTTTTAAAAGAAAATCAATTTGATGAAATTCCAGTAGACGCAAAAACATTTGTTGAATCTGCTGATTATCTTGGTCAACCACAATTGTCTTTAATACAGTATGAAATTGTAGAAGCAATGAGTCAAATTTATCGTAAAGAAGAACTACAAGAAATATTTGGATCAGTTGCTGGTGCTCAATATTTTGATAAATATACTAAAAATGAAATTATTTTGCAACTTGGCAAGGGATCTGGAAAAGACTTTGTATCAACGGTCGCTTGTGCATACATAGTATATAAACTGCTATGCCTTAAAGATCCTGCTAGGTATTACGGAAAACCAAGCGGGGATGCAATTGATATCATAAACGTAGCCATCAACGCACAACAAGCAAAGAACGTATTCTTTAAAGGATTTAAAACTAAGATAGAAAAATCACCATGGTTTGCAGGAAAGTATAACGCAAAGGCTGACAGCATTGAGTTTGATAAATCAATTACCGTTTATTCTGGACATTCAGAAAGAGAGTCGCATGAAGGTTTAAACTTATTACTAGCAGTTCTTGATGAAATTTCTGGTTTTGCATCTGAAGTTGGAACTGGTAATGAGCAAGGTAAGACTGCAGAAAATATTTATAAAGCATTTCGTGGGTCTGTAGATTCTCGTTTTCCAGATTTAGGAAAAGTAGTATTGCTTTCATTCCCCCGCTACCAAGGTGATTTTATTTCCAAAAGATATGAAGATGTCATTGCAGAAAAAGAAACTATTGAAAAGAAACATCTTTTTATTATGAATGAAGACTTGCCACACGATGATCCAAATAATCAATTTGAAATTTCATGGGACGAAGATACTATTCTTTCTTACAAGGTTCCAAAAGTTTTAGCACTTAAAAAAACAACGTGGGATGTAAATCCTACTAGAAAAATAGATGATTTTAAGTTAGCATTCTATACAGACCTTGGTGATGCCATGATGCGCTTTGCTTGTACGCCAACATTTGCATCAGATGCATTTTTTAAAGATAAAGCAAAATTAGAAAAAGTAATGACATTAAGAAATCCAGTTGATAATTTTAGAAGGTTTGATGAATCATTTAAACCTGATCCAGAAAAGATATACTATATTCACGCTGACCTTGCACAAAAGCATGACAAGTGTGCTGTAGCAATTGCTCACGTAGATAAATGGGTAAACATTCAAGTTATTAAAGATTATGAGCAAGTAGCACCAATGGTTATTGTTGATGCAGTTGCCTGGTGGGAACCAAAAGCGGAGGGTCCAGTTAATTTATCAGAAGTAAAGCAATGGATCATTAATTTACGCAGACAGGGATTTAATATTGGGGTTGTTTCTTTTGACCGTTGGCAGTCATTTGATATTCAACAGGAATTAAAGGCGGTAGGCATAAAGACCGATACCGTTTCTGTTGCTAAAAAACACTACGAAGACTTAGCAATGATGGTATATGAAGAAAGAGTTGCAATACCAAGAATTCCTTTATTACTGGAAGAGATGTCAGAACTCAAAATTATGAAAAATACTAGGGTTGATCATCCACGTAAAAAATCTAAGGACCTAGCAGATGCTGTATGTGGCGCTGTATTTGGAGCAATATCACATACACCTAAAGATTCTAACCATGAGATTGAGATTCATACTTGGTCTACTTCTGCACGACTTGCAGAGAAACAGAGAGATATGGTAGAATTAGACAACAAGGAAATGCCTAAAGATGTTAGAGATTTTCTTGATAGATTAAACATAATATAAATAAACAAGGAGAATAATGAATTCATTTAAGAAAATTGCCCTAGGACTCGCTGCAGCCATGTCCTTTGGCGTATTATCTGCACTTCCGACACATGCTACGGTTATTGCACCAACCTTGACAATTGATTCTGCTACAGACTCAATTCTCGTAGGTGAGACTGCAACAGCAGTAGTTTCGTTGTCATATATTTCAGAAACATCAGCAGACACAGCAACTGTGCTATCTGCTATGTTTGCACAGCCTTCTACGGCTAATAAGTCTGCAACACTTACATTGCTTGAAACAAATACAGCAACAGTAGTAATTGCAGGAGATAGTCTGACTGCAAATGTTAACTCAACAGTTAATACAACAGGATATGTAACAGCAAAGTTTACAGTTACCTTGGCAGCGCCAACAGTTGCTGGAACATATGAGGCAAGAATTATTACAACTCGCCCATCAACTGGTCCATCAGTTATATGGACAATAACAGTTGGTGCTGGAGATACAGTTCCTTCTGCTTCAACAACAACTTCAATTCTTAACAGAGG